CCATTCCATATAACCATCACTGATCTATGGCGATCAGCGGAAGAACGCATTGTGGTTGAGGCATTTCGTGAAGGAGCAAAGACAACCCTCGCCGAAGAGTTTCTTCTTATCGAAGCGCTGTTCCAAAATTTCTCATATCTCCTCATCATTGGTGAGACATACACCAAGGCTTGCCAGCGCATCGAAGCGTTCAAACATGAGCTTTTAAGCAACCAAAAGATCATTCAACTCTTTGGAACGCAAAAGGGGCCGATTTGGTCAGAGAACAAAATAGTTCTCAAAAATGGAGTGGCCATCGAAGCGCATGGTTGGGAAGAGGAGCATCGGGGCTATAAACATTTGGACAAGCGGCCCGACAGAGCCTATCTCGATGATATTGAGACACGGGAGCGGGTGCGTGATAAGAAGACGGTTGATCAGAACTGGAAGAGACTTCACATGGAACTCCTCCCAGCCATGGATACGGTCAAAGGCAAGGTGTGGATGACTGGTACGCCGCTGGCCGACGACTGCATGTTACGCCGAGCCGCAGCAAGTTCCGAGTGGGTGTACGGCAAATTCCCCATCCTTCAAGATGATGAGGCGCCAGCTTGGCCCGAACGCTACCCGGTGGAATGGATCACCGCCAAACGAGATCATTATGAAGCCGAAGGACTGCTCGCTGAGTTCAACCAAGAGTATATGCTCATTGCGTCGGGGGCCGTGGGCAAACCCTTCACCGACGAGTGTATCCACATTGTTGACGCCATCCCCAAAACCTTCCATCCCAAAGTTATCATCCTTGATCCGGCTCGCACAACAGACCTCACCAAATCAGATCAAACTGGTCGAATTGTCGCGTCACGCATGGGAACGAAAATTTATATACATGAGAGTGGTGGCGAGTATTGGCAACCGGATAAGATTGTTGAGGAGGCATTTGCTCTCAGCCACAAATACAACGAGGCGCAAGTCTTCATAGAGAAGAACTCTCTTGATGATTGGTTGATGCAACCCATCCGTTACATGATGCTCAAGACAGGGACAAGTATCAATATTGAGCCGATTAATGCACCTCAAGATAGAAACAAAGACCAGTTCATAATGGGCCTGCAACCGTTCTTCGCAGCAGGCGACATTATCCTTGTGGGTGGCAGAGAGAAACATTCCCAACTCATAAGTCAAATACTCAATTTCCCAAGCGGGAAGAAAGACATTCTCAATGCCCTGGCCTACGTGCTAAGAGTATTTACCGGGGAGCCCATCTATGAAGACTTCAGTGAGTCAAACATCAACCACCACACCAGAGTTTCCCGAACCGCCACTTTGCTCTTGGGAATCAACACATCGGCAACCCATACTTCCGCCGTGCTATGCGCCCTCGAAGGACAACATCTTACGGTGCTCACTGACTGGGCTTCCCCTCTCATCCCATCAGAGGCCATGCCTGAAATAGCGGCATTTGTCCGGGCAGTCCACCCGGGCCCACCCCCAACCGTGTGGGTGACGGGGGACGTGTTCGATCAGCAGGGACGTAATCCACTCATAGCCGCTATCAAATCACAAGGATGGAAGGCCAACCGATCGGAGTACGCCAGCCATTCAAGAGGTAATCTTTCCACCCTCATTCGCACTGAGATTCGTGGTCATAAGCTACTTCGAGTAGATGCCAATTGCTTCAACACCATTAATGCTTTGGCATCCACCTATACCAAAGAAAAATCAAGTGCTCTTATTGAAGCGTTAGAAGCAATAGCTTTTGCTTTGACGAAGCCTGAAAAGCATGATAACGTACTTCCAAATTGTACGAATGCTTCAGGACAATCCTACTTTTCAGCATTGAGGCCAAGGTGATATGGAATTCAAACAACAATGCATCGTTACTGATTCAGAAATATCGGTGGAGAATGACCCATTATTACGGCAAGCTTTGCGATTACTTATACGAGAGTATATTGACAGTGATTGTAAAATAAAAAATGGAGTTATTAAATTGACCTTAGAAGTGCTCCCATATAAGTGAGGCCAAGGTGATAGAGAATTGGGCAGGTAAAGTTGACTCAGATGAATACGAGCAATGTGAGAAGTTCTTCAAGCAAATTCAAACTGCTTTCAAGAACCGCATTGAAGCTGATGACTCTATTGAGGAAGCCTGGAATATTTACAACACCACTCCTGACGGCAATCAAGTCTATCAAGGCAACTCTGATTGCTACGTCCCTGTTGTTCGTGACGCCATCAATGCCCGCGCCAAAAGAGCATTGAAACAAAATTTCCCTACCAAGACCAAGCATGTTGACGCTGTTGGTACTGATGGGATGAAGCCTTACCCTCAACTCGCTCTTCTTGAACATTACATCCGCACCACCAAGCTCAAATCTATCTGCCGGTCACAGTATGTTGCTGGAGATATTACTGGGCAGTGGGGGCTTTATGTTGATTGGATGAGCGAGACTCGCCAAATCACCAAAATGATCACCCAAAACCCCAAGGTGAGCGACGAACTTGATGACCCTTCCGAGACAGAGGAGGCCCTTGAGCCTGAAGAGTTAACCACGGAAGGCCCGGTCATTATTGACTTCGCCACTCAAGACCTTGTGGTTATCCCCTCAACCTGCAATGATATTGAGAAGGCTGATCTGGTGGCGCTTAAGTTGCGTCTCAGCAAAGATCAGGTTGAGAAGATGGAGGATGATGGAATATTTGTTCTCCCAGAGGATAGCGACATTGCTGATTGGGTTGACTCCAAGAAAGGCAAAGATGATAAGAATCCGGCCAAGGCCCGGAGCGGTGATGCTGGTGTCAAGACTGCCGGATGGAAATTTGCCCTTATTTACGAGGCAACTGCCCGAATCACTTTCGATGATGACGAACACAAAACTCTTGCCTATATCTACATCACCGAGGATGGAGAAATAATAGGCATCATCAAAGCTCCCCAGTGGGGGCAGAAGCGCCCGATCATATCCGCCCCGGTTGACCGAGTGAGCGGGAGTTTCAACGGCATATCCAAGATCGAAGGCGTCAAGAGGATGCAGTGGAACCTCAATGACTTTTGGAATATGGGGCAAGACAGCGCCATGTATTCCATGCTCCCCATTGTCATGAGTGACCCGGAGAAGAACCCAAACTATGCAATGATGGTTTATGGGCTCGCTGCCGTGTGGCCGGTTGACCCCAAGAGTACTGACTTCAAGAGTTTCCCCTCTCTCTGGAAAGACTCTATTCAGATGTGTCAGGCTATCAAGCAGCAGATACATGAGAGCCTGGACGTTAATGAAATGATGATGGGGCAAACCCCCAAGGGACGTAAGAACGCCGGGGCCATGGGTTCTCAGCAACAGGAGCAATCGGTTTCTATCCTTGATCATGCTGAACGGTTTGAAGAGGAGATTCTTAACCCGCTTCTGGAAAGGATGTTCGAGTATGACTGTCAGTTCCGAGAGAAAGAGTTGACCATCCTCACCCACGGTGACATCGGTGTGAAGGCCGCCATTCAAGAGATACCTCCCCAGCAGTGGGGTGAACGCTATTTCTTCCAATGGAGTGGCACTGAGTACGTCATGAACATGCAGCGAATGCAACAGCAGATCGCCACCATGAACGTGCTTCGCGGCATTCCTCCGCAGCAACTCAATGGTCGCAAGCTGGACATTACCCCCATTCTGGAAGTGCTTACGGCCAATGTGTATGGTGAAGAGTTGGCTGGCCGTATTCTTATCGACGACCGCTTCAAATACAGCGTGCCTGCTGAGGTTGAAGATGAAATGATGGTCAACGGCATGCCTGTTGAGATCCATGAGGCCGATGAGGACATTGAGCACATCCAAGCCCATCAAAAGGCCGGTCAAGCCTCTGGCGACCCCATGGGCTTGATCAGAACCCACATGCAATCACACATGCAGCAGATGCAAAAGAAGCGCCAAGAGTCAGCTCCACCTCAGCAGGGACAGCCCGGAGTTCCTGGAGGGGCCGCCCCAGGTGTCGCCGGGACGCCACGAATGGGAGCGCAACCACAAATGCCACGTCCTGGCCCTCAGCCAGCGGGCGCAATTCACCCCGACGCTATGCCGGGGCAACCAGGAAGAGGATAAAATTATGCAGTGTCTAGGACTCGCAGTATTGGCATTAATGTTGCTGGCCATCTTCTGGCCCTCCTTCAAAGTTGGGCTATTCTGCCCAGGTATTGTTCAGGCAGGTATCCCAGGCTTCAACGGCGCCATGGTAGATGGGGCGCAGATGGTCGCATTCTCAAACCAGGAGAATGCAAACTCGCAGTCAGCTGCCGGTGGTGTAAACTTCCAGGCATCCGCAGCTTCCACCATCACCCTCACCGGCCTTGGTAACTTGCTGCAACAGCTCACCGTTGGTAGCGCATGCACGGTTACTTTGGACAGCGCGTACAACATTTGTAGACAGTTGCCGCAACCGCTCACCGTTGGTCAGACCTTTGGTTTCCAGATTATGACCAACGCTTCCACCACTGTGGCCACCCCAACCTTGAGTGACACCGCCGTCACCCTGGCCGGAACCACCTCCATGGTTGCCGCAGCGTTGCGTTGGTATCAAGGGACCATCACTCAGGTGAATACTGTTGTGGGTATGTCCTTCACCGCCGGATCAACCTTCACCTCAATTACCCAGGTTGGTTCGACCAATAACTTCACCGTAGCTCTTGGCACCAATGCAATCGTTCCGGTTGTGGGAACGCTCATCTATCTGAACGTCACCGCAGGCACCTTGCCCTCTGGCTGGTATCCAATCAATAAAGTTACCAGTGCCACCAGCTTTGTCATTGCCACCCCCACCGGTGTGGTATGGACCTGCACAGCGGCAACACTTGGTTCAGGCAATGCCCTGATACCGGTTTATTCACCCACTATGACCATCACTGGCCTCATGACCACTGTTACGGCAACAATGGCAGTATGATCAAGAGAGTGCATTTGGATATTGTCGCACATGCGGCAAGCTTCTTTGGGTGGAAGCGTATTTATGTGGGCAATAGATACCGCCAACTTCACCCAAGGTTTCGTCAAGCAATCCTTGCCCATGAGAAGGGGCACATCGCTGGTCACCACACAGAGTGGCGAATTGTGTGCCTTCTTCTTTGTCCGTTCCTACTTGGTGTGTTGTGCCGGTGGCAAGAGTTTCGTGCCGACGAGTACGCCGACCAACATGGTTATGGGCAACCACTTTCTCAATTTTTATCGAGTGACGCACCCGGAACATTTTTGCATCCATCGCAAGCCATGCGCCGGTTAAAACTAAAGCAGTATGAGCAACTTCGCTCTGCCCCCGTTAAGGGCAAACCATCGAACGGTCTGGCGTAACCAGCCAAAGGAGAACCCATGTGGCTTTTAAAACTATTATTTCCTGGAATTGACGACGAACTTGGCGGAGATGAGACTGATGAGGTCGATGAGACTGATGAGACTGATGAGACTGATGAGGTCGATGAGACTGATGGGACTGATGAGGTTGATGAGGTTGATGAGGTCGATGATGCTCCGCCACCTAAAGAGTCTCGGGCTCAGAAGGAAATTCGTACTCTTCGTGAACGTGCTCAGAAAGCGGAGTCATTGATTGCTGAAAGCAACCGTCAATTGGCGGAAGCTCGGCAACCTGCGGCGGCTCAGAAACCTTCCCACGATCAACTTATGTGGGAGCAGGAAGAAGCAATTCTAAAGAACCCTGAAGCAACCGATTGGCAACGTTACAGCGTGCAGTCGGCAAGGGATGCGAGGGCTGCAAATGCCAATAGTCAACGCGCTCTTCAGGAGTCCCGTGACCTTGCGGATCGTTCTGAGTTCAAGGAAGTTGAGCGAATGTTCCCTGAGTCGGTGGCCAAACATCGAGATAAACTTGAGGCCAACCTTATTGCCGCTCGCAAGAACGGGCATGAAGTTCCTCGAAAGAAGATGTTTGCCTTGCTTATAGGAGAGGAAATAATGGAAAAGAAAATGAAAGCCGCTGGAGCAAAGCCCACAAAAAAAGGGGGCGTTCCTCGTGGAAAGACTCCCGGCGTTCGATCGGATTCCCAGCAGGTTGGTCGTCTGAATGAAGCCGAGAAACGAGCAAAGCGCCTAGAAAATCAACGTATTTAATCTAGGAGTATTACCATGTTACAATTCATCTTGTGTCTACTGCTTCCAGCAGTAACCAATTATTCCTCTTCCACCAACGCGATTAATACCGATGTTGAGTTGCATATTGCGGATGAGGTTCTTCGTATCGCCCAGCGTCAGTTGGTAGCCTATCAGTTCGGTCAACCTCTTAGGATTGAAAAGAATACCGGCACCACCTACACCGCCACTCGATACGAGCGCCTGCCGTTGCCCGCCGCTCCGCTGTCTGAAGCGGTCGCCGCTGCCGGTCAGGCCATCGTCATTGCCCAGGTTCAGGCCACCGCCCAGCAATGGGGTGATCTTGTCCGTGTGAGTGATGTTGCCGACATGACCATCAAGCACCCGCTCTTCAAGCAGGCCATCAGGCTCATTGGTATTCAGCAGCCTGAAACCATCGAGCGCAACAGCTTTAATATTTTGATGACCGCAACCCAGGTCAACTACGCCAACGCTAAAGCCAACCGAGCGTCTGTTATTGCGACCGATGTTCTCAATCCGCTTGAGATTGGCAAAGTTGTTGGCTCACTGCGGACCTTTGGTGCTCCGGCCTATTCCGGCGATGAAGGAATTGATATGATGGTTGATGCGAAAGCCTCCAAAAAGGCGAGCGCCAAACCAACATCGAAGCCCCATTACATCGCCCTGGTGCATCCTTTGGTTGAACAGGATTTGATGCAAAACACCACCATTGTGACCGCCTTTGGTTACAGTGACCTTAACCGCTTGTATAACAGTGAACTTGGCGAATGGGGCGGCGCTCGTTTCTGTCGGTCCAATATGATCCCGTTCTATGTTGGTGTCGCTACAGTTGGCGCTGGCACACCGGCTACCACGGGTGGGGCTTTGGCCGCAGGAACGTATTACCTTCAGGTAACAGCATCCCCAATCGCCACGTCCGTTGAGCAACGTATTTATCAGGTTGCCACGGCGACCACAGTGAGTGGTTCCGGTGCCGGTTCGATCAGCATCACCCTGCCGACTCTCGCTGGCTATACCTTCTCGGTTTACATCGGAACCAGCACCAGCCCGTCTAACTTGGCCCTCAGTTCTTCAGGACCAGCAACCGGGCCGCAGGCCGGACAGGCTACTCAGTTGCCATCTGGTGCCACTGTGACCATCACTGGCGTAGGTGCTCAACAGACGCCTCAAGCGGCACCTGCGACCGGCGTTACCGTCTACCCAACGTTCTTCTTTGGAACCGATGCTTACGGGCAGGTTGTTCTTGATGACGTTGAGTATCATTACCTCAAGAATGCTGACAAGTCCGATCCCATGAACCAGACCCGCGTGGTTTCCTGGAAGATGATGTATGGCACGATCATCCTGAACAACGCTTACATGGCTCGAACTGAGTCAGGAAGCGCGTTCAGTCCTGGTTACACCGGCGGCACAGCAGTTGAATAATTAACCAATGGGGGCTCAGGCCCCCTTGTTTTGAGGTGTTAATATGGGTGAGTATATAAAACAATTTTTGCTTAAAACTGGCCGAACTATCGGTAGCGAAGAGCATAAGTTGGTTGCTGAATTTTCCTCGTTTCTTGAAGGGAAACAGAAAGAACAGGACGCAATTGATCTATTAAAAAGTGAGGGTTATACGGTTATTGCCCCAACACCGCAGCCGGAGGCCGTTTAATGTTCCCATTTGACGAACCGACCACTCCTGTCGAGGAAGCCCCTCCTGTCGAGGAAGCCCCTCCTGTCGAGGAAGCCCCTCCTG